AAGAAAAGTAACGCTAAAGTAGGCCAAGACGTACATCACAGAAACGGGAATCCATTAGATAATAGGGCATCTAACTTGGCTGTAACTACGCCAAGGGCTAACAGGTCATTCCCTCGTAACAAAACAGCAGGAAAGAGAGTATAATAAAATGAGCGCATTTGGTGACGCCTTTAAGAAGGCACGTAAGAAGTTTGAAAAGTCGGGTTCGGCTAATGACTACGTATTTGAGTTTAACGGAAAGAAATATAGCATCCTTAAAAAGGGTGAAACTAAAAAAGGTGTTATGAAGAAGTTTTCTGCACCTGCAAAGTCTTTAAAGCCTAAGTTACGTCCAGCAAAACCTGCTGCACCAAACGTTAAAGACAAAACAAAAACAGGACCAGACGGAAAACCTCTTGAGAAAAAACCTATTACTTCTAGGAAGCTTTCTCCTGCCACTGTAGGAAAAGGGCGTGGTGACGGCAATTATGAGACTATGCGCCGTACTATTGATCGTAGTAGTTCTACAACAAGCAAACCTAAAGTTACGGCAAAAGCTAAACCTACAACAAATTCAGCAAAGCTTGACGCTTGGAAAGCAGGAGATAAAAGTCTTAGTTCTAAAGAGCAATTTCGTTTAGCTAAATGGGCTGAAAGAAACGACTTAAGTGTTCCTAGAGACTTAGCTAAAGATCGTGTTAGACTTAGCCTTAAGACTTCTAAGAACAAAGGTGGTCCTGTAACTAAGAAGCCTAAAGGTGCTTACGCTGCAGGTGGTATGCCTATGGTTATGAAGGGTGGCAAGAAAGTACCTGCTTTTGCTGCTGATGGTAAAGGTAAGATGAACAAGGGCGGCATGGCTGTTGCCAAAAAGAAACCTGCTGCTAAAAAGATGATGGCGGGTGGTATGACTAAAAAGTCAGGCTATATGTATGGCGGCATGGCTGCTAAGAAAAAGAAGAAGTAATAATGCATAACGGGGTTGCATTCTTGTATGTAGTCCTTTAAGGTAAAACATGGTATAACTGTCTGTGGTAATACATAGAGGAGTTATACCATGTTCAAGAAACTTATCAAAGCACTACAAGAGGGTCAACAACGCAGAGTACAATACTGGCAGCTTCAACATATGTCAGATGCCTCTCTTAAAGATATTGGAGTCACACGTGGTGAAATCAAGCAAAAGTTCTACGGCAAAGACTGCATCTAAAGCGAAACCTAAAAGAGGCTACGCTAAGGGTGGGTCAACAGTAAATGCGGCAGGTAATTATACTAAGCCTAGTATGCGTAAGTCTCTTGTCGCATCCGTTAAGGCTGGCGGCAAAGGAGGAAAGCCCGGCCAGTGGTCGGCTCGTAAAGCTCAAATGGTTGCCAAGCAATACAAAGCAAAAGGTGGAGGATACACGTAATGAAAGTAGAAGCACCTAAAGGTTATCACTGGATGAAACAAAAAGATGGCAGCTTAAAACTAATGAAGCATGATGGTAAGTTTGTTCCTCACAAGGGGGCAAGCCTTACCGCTAACTTTGCTGTGCAGAAAAAACACAATGCCAAGCAAAAGTAAAACAACTAAAGCTAAGAAAAAGCCAGCCGCCAAGATGAACTCTGGCGGTTTAGCTAAAAGTCAAAAGAGCCTTAAGTCGTGGACTAAGCAGGATTGGAGAACTAAAAGTGGTAAACCTTCTACGCAAGGTCCAAAGGCTACAGGGGAGCGTTACTTGCCAGCTAGTGCTATTAAAGCTATGGATTCTAAGTCTTATGCTGCGTCTTCAGCGAAAAAAAGAGCAGATACAGCAAAAGGTAAGCAGTTTTCTAAGCAACCTAAGAAAGCGGCTAAAGCTGCCAAGCCGTACAGGAGAGTAACATGAGTAGGGTACTGAACGAAAAACAACAACTCTTTATGCAAGTCTTGTTTGACGAGGCTCAAGGTGATGTTGTACAAGCTAAGAAGCTTGCAGGTTATGCTGATGGTTCATCTACAAAAGCTATTATAGAAGGCTTAAAAGATGAAATATTTGAGGCTACAAAGACTTACATGGCGCGTCTTGGGCCTAAAGCTGCGGTTGCTTACGGTAGTGCTTTGGTTGACCCTACTCAGCTTGGCATTAAAGAAAAGATGGTTGCAGCAGGACAAATACTAGATCGTGCTGGTGTAGTTAAAACTGAAAAGGTTGCAGTAGAGGCTAGTGGTGGTTTGTTTATCTTGCCCCCTAAAGAAAGTACTGATGACTAGACACTTTGCGTTTACTGACTTAGGTTATTGGATGCTACCTAAGCCTAAGAAGCTACGACATTGGGAGAGAATACCAAGGCTAGTTAAGTTTGTACCTTTTGGTTACGAGATAGACCCAAACGATGAACGTTGGTTAAACCCTATTGAGAAAGAGTTAGAACTATTAGAGCTTGCAAAGAAACATTTAAAGCAATATAGTTATAGAGAAGTTTCTGCTTGGCTCACTACACAGTCAGGCAAAAGCATATCTCATATGGGCTTAAAGAAAAGAGTAGACCTTGAGCGAAAACGTAAAACAACTGCTAGAATCAAGCGTGAGCTTGCCAAAAGGCTCCAAGAAGCGATCACGCAGTACGAAACGCTTGAAAAAGAAAGAACAGGCTACTACACCTGTCCAGCCGAGTAAAAATGTTTCACGTGAAACAATTCCAGCTACAGTAATACCTGCGCCATTTGATGTAGAGGAAGCGCAAAACATTGTCTTTCAGCCTAATGCAGGGCCACAGACAGACTTTCTAGCTTCAGGTGAGCGTGAGGTGTTGTACGGGGGTGCAGCAGGTGGCGGTAAAAGCTACGCTACACTAGCTGACCCCTTACGCAACCTAAATCACCACGCTTTTAGTGGTTTGCTTGTACGTCACACTACAGAGGAACTAAGAGAGCTTATACAGAAAAGTCAAGAGTTGTACCCTAAAGCAATTCCGGGAATTAAGTGGTCAGAGCGTAAGTCTCAGTGGGTTACACCCAGAGGTGGTCGCATTTGGATGAGTTACCTAGATAAAGACCAAGACGTTATGCGCTATCAAGGACAAGCGTTTAACTATATTGCATTTGATGAGTTAACTCAGTGGGCTACACCTTTTGCGTGGAATTATATGAGGTCACGTTTACGTAGTGCTTCACCTGAGTTAGGCTTGTACATGAGGGCTACAACAAACCCCGGTTCTGTTGGGCATCAATGGGTTAAGAAGATGTTTATTGATCCATCTAAGCCTAATAAGCCTTTTTGGGCTACAGATATTGAGACAGGAGACCGTTTAGAGTACCCTAGAGGTCACACTAAAGAAGGTCAACCTTTATTTAAGCGTAGGTTTATACCTGCCAGTTTGTTTGATAATCCGTATTTAGCTGACAGCGGCGATTATGAGACTATGTTGTTGTCTATGCCAGAGCATCAACGTAAGCAGTTACTAGAAGGGAACTGGGATGTTAATGAGGGTGCAGCGTTCCCTGAGTTCAACAGAAAAGTTCACGTTGTTGAGCCTTACGATATTCCTAATAGCTGGGCGAAGTTCAGAGCTTGCGATTATGGGTACGGCAGTTGGACAGGTGTTGTGTGGTTTGCTGTGTCTCCATCAGAGCAGCTTGTAGTTTATAGGGAAATGTATGTCACCAAAGTTACTGCTACTGACTTAGCGGATTTGATATTAGAGGCAGAGGCAGACGATGGCACCATAAGATACGGCGTGTTGGACTCGTCCCTCTGGCATAAAAGGGGTGACACTGGCCCTAGTCTAGCAGAGCAAATGATTATGAAGGGCTGTCGCTGGAGACCTTCAGATCGTTCTAAAGGTTCTAGGGTGTCAGGAAAAAATGAGATACACCGTCGTTTGCAGGTAGATGAGTTTACTGAGGAACCCCAACTCGTATTCTTTTCTACCTGCACCAACTGCATAGCGCAAATACCTAGTATTCCTTTAGATAAGCGTAACCCTGAAGATGTAGATACAAACGCAGAAGATCACTTGTACGATGCTCTTAGGTATGGTATCATGACAAGACCTAGAAGTTCCTTGTGGGATTTCAACCCTTCAACACAGAGAAGCGGTTTTCAAGCTGCTGATCCAGTATTCGGATATTAAATATGGACCCAGATGATTTCACAACAGACTTTGAAACTAACTTAGAGTCAGGCGAGTCCTCTCACATTGAGGACGTTACCTCTGAGAGTATGCATGATCCTAAGACGGGTCACATTATTAACTTGGTAATGGATCGTTACAAACGGGCAGAAGATGCACGTTATACAGATGAACAGCGTTGGATGGATGCGTACCGTAATTACCGTGGTATGTACAACAATGAAGTACAATTTACTGAAACAGAAAAGTCTCGCGTATTTGTCAAGGTAACTAAGACTAAAACACTGGCAGCATACGGTCAGATTGTTGACGTACTATTTGGCAGTCATAAGTTCCCACTAGCTATAGACCCGACTACATTACCAGAGGGCGTGGCTGAGTCCGTACACTTTGATGCTTCACCACAAGCAGAACAAGGCATAGAAGAACTAAAAGAGACCTTTACACCGCCCATGTTTAGCTCTGAGGATGCAAAGCTGCAACCGGGAGAAACAATGGACGGATTGCGTGAGCGTCTAGGTGGTATGGCTAAGAAGCTAGAGCCTGTAGAAGATAAGTTGATTGAAGGGCAAGGTACGCTACCTACAAGCATTACTTTTAATCCTGCACTTGTTGCAGCTAAGAAGATGCAAAAGAAAGTACATGATCAGCTAGAAGAGTCAGGCGCTAATAAGCAACTGCGCCTAGCTGCTTTTGAGACTGCTTTGTTTGGAACAGGTATTATGAAGGGTCCGTTTGCAGTAAATAAAGAGTACCCTAATTGGGATGATGAAGGCGAGTATAAGCCAACGATTAAGACTGTACCATCTACTAGCCATGTTTCTATTTGGAACTTCTACCCTGATCCTGATGCTGCTAACATGGATGAGGCTGAGTATATCGTTGAGCGACACAAAATGTCACGCTCACAGGTTCGTGCTTTAAAAGGTAGACCTTTCTTTCGTGATAACGCCATTGATACGGCCCTTGGTATGGGCGAGTCCTACGAGAAGAAGTGGTGGGAGCAAGCAATGGAGGATGACGCTCAAAGCGGTAAAGCGGAGCGTTATGAAGTACATGAGTTTTGGGGCTTTGTAGATAGAGAAGTCTTAGAAGAGTACGATGTAGATATTCCTAAAGAGTTAAAAGATACAGAGCAAGTAAACGTAAATATTTGGGTATGTAACAACCAAGTTTTGCGTCTTGTTATGAATCCATTTAAACCTGCACTTATTCCTTACTACGCTGTACCTTATGAGCTTAACCCCTATAGCTTCTTTGGTGTAGGCATAGCTGAGAATATGGATGATACACAGACTCTTATGAATGGCTTTATGCGTATGGCTGTAGATAATGCAGCCTTAAGTGGTAATATGCTTATTGAAGTAGATGAAACTAACTTAGTTCCCGGCCAAGATTTAAGTGTGTATCCCGGAAAAGTCTTTAGAAGACAAGGGGGTGCGCCCGGACAAGCTATTTTTGGCACTAAGTTTCCTAACGTGTCAGGCGAGAATATGCAGATGTTTGACAAGGCACGTGTATTAGCAGACGAGAGTACAGGCTTCCCTAGCTTTGCTCATGGTCAGACAGGAGTTTCAGGTGTCGGACGTACAGCTTCTGGCATTAGTATGCTCATGTCTGCTGCTAATGGTTCTATACGGAATGTAATTAAGAACGTAGATGACTACATGCTTAAGCCTCTAGGTAAAGCGTTCTTTAACTTCAACATGCAGTTTGACTTTGATCCTGAAATTAAGGGTGACTTAGAGGTACGCGCACAAGGCACTGAGAGCTTGATGGCTAACGAAGTGCGTAGCCAACGTTTGATGCAGTTCTTGCAAGTAGCACAAAATCCTGTACTAGCACCGTTTGCTAAGATGGATTACCTTATTCGTGAGATTGCAGTTAGCATGGATTTAGACCCTGAGAAGGTTACAAACAGCTTACAAGACGCCGCTATTCAAGCGGAGATACTCAAGCAGTTCCAGCAGCCTCTACCACAGCCACCAGAAGACGGAGTTCCCCAACCAAGTACTACCCCACCCCAAGGAGCAGCACCCACAGGACAGGCTCCTACGGGGCCACAGGACGCATCAGGTGGCGGTGGTGGTAATATAGGTATAGGCTCTGCACCTGCGCCGGGAGAACAAGGCTTTACTGGAAGGCCACAATAATGAGCATAGGAGTTTTACTAGGTAAACAGCTTGCTAGAGCTATAAAGGGTACAGGCGATGATGTAGCTGATGAGACTGTTGAAGCTTTGGGTAAGACTTCTGCTAAACCTGAACGCTTTGATCCTGAAGCTTTAAAGAGGGCGGCTAATCAAAACGACAAGTCAAGAGAAATACTTGTTGATATGCCTATAGAAGACTTTCTTAGGGTTTCAGAAAAAGTAAGTCCTGACGATCTGGGCAGGGCTGACTCAAGAAAAGTAACAAAAGAGCTTGTAGAAAAAGGTACGCCTTTTAGGTCTATTCCAAGTCTTACATTTGAAAACTTAGGGGATGGTACAGCAAAAGCTACAGGGCATGAAGGGCGTCACAGAGCTATGGCTTTACTCGCTGCAGGAGAAGATACTATTCCTGTAGTTCTGCATAGTCATGGAGGTAAAGGTGGTAGTATTCGTTGGGGTCAACAAAATGACCCTGACAGTTTTGACTATATAGATGTATTACCTGACAGGCTAAAGAGTGAAGACACTGACGATGTAGTGCCTATGCCTGACGCTGCAAGAAACATACGTAAAAAAGCTTCAGCAGAGAACATCCGTAGCTTAGTACAAAGGCCAACTAAAAATAAAATAGTAGAGTCTGAGTTTTTTGACTTTATGGGTGAAAATGGTGCTTTAGAAGAATTTCCTGAAATAGCTGAGTACTTAAATAAATATATATATGATATAGATTTTAATTCTTTATCTAAAGCAGAAAAATCATATGATTATATATCTTATTTTAATACGCTACAAAATAATCTTAAAAAACTTACAACTAATAATAAAGTAAGAGTTAGTAGAACAGAAGGTTATGCAGACCCTAAAGCTAAAAAGAAAAAAACTTATTTAGAGGTTCCTATAAAAGATGTTGCATTCTCTGGTAATGCTGATGAAAAAGAATTAATACTTAAAGTTTCACCTAATCGTTTTCAGTCTGTAAGATTGGAGTCAAAATGAGCCAACTAAAGAAACTCGTAAACGATAAACCTTTATGGGATGCTTTTGAGGCTGAACTAGAGGACCGCATTCAGAGTAGCTACAAGACGTTCTCACAAACGGATGACCCTATGGTTATGCAAAGAATGCAGGGTGCAGTACACGCTTTAACTGCGCTTAAACAATTAAGACTAAAGGTAAACGCTAATGGCTAGACTTGAAAGTGAAATGGAAGATATGATGGGTTATCCTGCTGCTAGAGACCCTAGTATTATAGACCCTACTACAGGACAACCATATGATGATTCAAGTCGTATGCGTCAGCAAGCTGAGATAACTCGTCAAGCTGATGTTAAAGAAGAGTTTCAACCTGTAAAACTTCCTAAGTTACTTGAAGAGAGAGTAGAAAAAGCATCTACTAAAGAAGTTAGTACAGATGATTTAAGAACTGCCTATGATGATTATAGGGGTTCATATAATAAGATTGACGATGAAGGTTTTTTGCTTAACCCTAAAGAGCCTTTAAATCTTTCTGATGGTGAAACTCTTAGACCTGTACTGCGTACTGATAACTTTAAAAGCCCTATTGATAAAGTAGTAGAATTAAATTATTTATTAACAGACCCTAGCATTAGAGATAAAACAAAAAGAATTGTAAGTGGTCTTGATGAAAACACTGAATTTGGTGAAAGCGCCATTCAAGGTTTTTATGATAGCGTAGCAAAAGGTCAGGGTCTTAGTGCTACAGAAAATGCATGGTGTGCAGCTTTTGTGCATTACATTCTTACAGAATTAGGTGCAGATACAATAACTTCTGATGGCGGGTATGATGCCCAGAGAGCTAGAAAGTACGTAAATTACGGTTCGCCTGTAGAAAATTTTAAAGATGCTAAAGAAGGAGATATTGTAATTTGGGATTGGCCTAGAAATGAACTAGGTGAAGTTGACTACGTTAATGGTAAACAAGATGGTGTAGGTGATCATGTAAGTTTTCATGCAGGTACTAGAATAACAGATCAAGCTAACCCAAACATGATATCAGTTGTAGGTGGTAATCAAGGTAATAAAGTAACTTTAATGACCAGACCTAAAAAATACGTACTAGGTATTAGAAAAATTACTAAAGATGATATTAATGTAAGTTTAAGTAAAGACTTAGCAAAAAATAATCCTATATTTAAACAATTTGTTCCTAAATCTACGCCTGTTGAAGATATGAAATTAATGCAAACTCCACCTCTTGCCAATACTCAACAAACAAATCAGTTCAGCATTATTCCTAGTAGTTATAATGAAGGGGGAATGGCAATGGACGATCAAACACAAATGGCTTTTGCGCTAGGCGGCGAAGCTGAGACAGTAGACCCTGTATCAGGCAATGATGTACCGCCGGGATCGTTACCAGAGGAAGTAAGGGATGACATTGATGCCAAGCTATCTGAGGGGGAGTACGTTGTTCCTGCTGATGTTGTTCGTTTCTTTGGGGTAAAATACTTTGAAGATTTACGTACAGAAGCAAAAATGGGCTTGCAACAGATGGACGCTGATGGTAGAATAGGCGGTGAACCTGTACAAGAACAAGAGCAACCACAAGGGCAAGAGGACAGTATGGACGTAGCTGAACTAAAGGCTGCACTTTCTGAGTCAGGCATGTATGCTGGTGGTTTAACTGACGGTGGTAGCCTTGATACTTTTATTGATGACGCTTCGCGTGACCCTATGGTTAACGGACGTATGAGAGCAAGTGGTGCTACAGTTAAGATGGCTGTTGGGGGTTTAGCTATAGGTAACTACGGGGATGTTACCAAGGTAGATGGTATTATCAAACAGCTTATGACTGCAGCTAACAAAGACCCTGCGTTAATGGAGAAGCTTGCCAGTAAAGGCATTATGGTTAACAAGACGGGTGCAGATAAGAAGTCTGCTGAAATGCAGCAAGCTAATAAACCTCAAGAGCCTATTGAGGCTGCAGAGGGTACGTATGTTAATCCTTTTGACATGGGTTCTTTTGATACTCTAGGTGCTAACTTGTTTAAAGCTGCAGGTATTAAAGACCCTGTAAAAGTTATTGAAGATACTTTTATTAAGCCTGAAGGTGTAATAGAACAGATTGTACTTATTGGTCCTGATGGAATGGAGATACCTGTAGCTTGGAATAGTGCTACACCTATCCCAGAAGGTTTCACTAAAAAGGCAACAAATGAGTATGGTGTACAGGCGAATGTCCCTACTACAGTCTCACCTGTTGCTATATCTACGCAAGGCTCAAGACAGACAGGGGATGAAGGTGATAATGGTGGTGGGGAAGATGAACCTACATCTACTTCTACAGGGTCTAGCTTTAGTTACACTGGGGCTAATCTAAGAGAGTTAGAGGAAAAGTATGAAGAAACAAAGAAGTATGCTAATTTAAGTAATTTGGCATTAGTACTTGGTCCTGTAGGTGGTGTAATTAAAATGGCTGTACAGGCAAATCATGCTATTGTAAAAAGACGTATTGAAAATGAGCTAGAAAGAAGAGAAAAAATTTCAGTAAATGAAGAAGGTAAGTATGATCCAACAGGAAACGCATTTACTAATTTAGAAGGTAAAATATCAACTTTAAAAGAGTTAAAAGCTAAAGTTGGCACAAAATCAGCTAGTACTAGCCTTTTAGGTTATCTTGCTGGTGATGTAGTTGATAAGTCCTTTGATAGCATTGCTGAATCTAAAGATAAAAAAGCTGCAGCAGATTTAATACAAGATGAAGTTATGAAGCCTCTCAAGGGTTCAGGCTTTGAGGATAGTGGATTACCTGCGGCGTTTTCTGATTCCTTTTTATCCTCAAAACAAAAAGGTTACACGTACAATACGGCTGACGATGGTAAAGGAAGGGATATTACCGTCAAACCAGAAACAGGTCTTGAAAAAGTAACACGCCTCAAACGAGAACAAGAAGTTGCTACTGCTAGAAGGCTTGAAAAAGAAAGAAAAGAACGAGAAGCTAGAGAGGCTGCACAAAGGGCTGCTGCTGCTACTGCTGCACGTAATTCAGCAGCACAAAGAGAAATTGATAGGCTAAACAGAGAAAATAGGGATGACAGTGATCCTTGGGCTTTTGATATAGGAAGTGACCCTGCTTTTACATCAGGGGATGCAGACTATAATTCTAAGCCGTCCTATGGAAGTATATCAAGTGGGGGCTTATATCAAGAAGGCGGCTTAGTCTCCATGCCAGCAGCAGCAAAGAAACAAAAGAAACGAAAAACCCAGCGACGAAAAGGCTTAGGCACTAGGCCATAACTACAAAAAGGAAAACTAATGCCACCAGAACTAACAACTATGGAGAAACCTAAGACAGCAGGTTTTGTAGATAGCAACTACCGCAATGCCAATGCACGGCGTATTGCTGAAGAAGAGGCTGAGATTGCTAAACTTAGTGATCCTCAAGCAGAAGAAAACGAAACAGAAGAACAAGCAGAACCAGAAAGTGTTGCAAAAGAGCAACAGGTTGATGCTAAGGAGCCTGACACAGGGGAAGAACGCACATACAAGAAACGGTATGATGACATTCGTAAGCTTCAAAGCAACACTGCAGCAGAACTAAAGGCTATCAAGGCTCAACTAGAGAACGCCAAAGAGCAAGGCATTGTACGTCCACCTAAGAGTGATGAAGACATTCAAGCGTGGGCTGACAAGTACCCTGACGTTGCAGCTATTGTTGAGACTATTGCTGAGAAGAAAGCACAGGAGAAGTTTAGCGTTGCAGAGGAACGTCTACGTGAAATAGATGAAATGTCTGCAGAGGCTAACCGTAGTAA